CTTTGAGATCAGGGACATGATCGCCTGGGTCTATGGGTCTGGGTTCCCGAAATCACACAACCTCAAAGGCGATTGGGATGGCTGGGGCACAGCTCTAAAGCCCGCCCTAGAGCCGATCACCATGGCCCGCAAGCCCTTGGGCGAAAAGACGGTGGCGGCAAACGTGCTGGAACACGGCACAGGGGCGCTGAATGTGGATGGGTCTAGAATTAAGCCAACAATCGCGCCAGGGGGGCGTGAATGGGAAGAACAAAGGAACCGCGCCTTTTTGTCTGCCGCTATTGCGGCGCTGAGCGACAAACTCACAGAACTGGAGCGCTGCCCATCTATTGCGGTCGAGGCTGCAGGGCCGACGACGAGCGCAAAGGTAGCCAGTCCCCAACCCGCTACCTGCAAGCCGGTTACTGGATGCTGCGATGGAACGAAGGCGGGAAGTACGTCCACCAGTTCGAACACAGGCGAGTTTGGGAGGATGCCAAAGGCTCAATCCCTGACGGACATTGCATCCATCATCGAAACGGCATCAAGACCGACAATCGACTGGGCAACTTGGAACTCATGCCAGTGCCCGAGCACATCAGCCATCACAAGCGCAAGTATCACAGCCGCGCTGAAGAACTTGAGGCTCGCCGCATCCAACAGCAGCAGTGCCGGGACCGCCGGAAGATGGCCTAGCAATTTGATCCACGATGGCAGCGATGAGGTGGTGGGGTTGTTTCCGCAGAGCAACAGCAGTGCTACCCCTCGCAATCGCAATCTAAAGCAAGACCGTGACCAGTGGCGAATGGGAGGCAGCCAATACAACAACACTGTGGAATACGGCGACACCGGAAGCGCCGCCCGGTTCTTCTACCAAGCCAAATGCAGCAAGAAGGATCGCGGCGATGGCAACGGGCATCCAACGGTCAAACCCACTGACCTGATGCGTTACCTCTGCCGCCTTGTTACCCCGCCAGGTGGCATCGTGCTCGATCCATTCATGGGCAGTGGCAGCACCGGCAAGGCCGCAGTGCTGGAGGGCTTCCGGTTCATCGGCATTGAACGGGAGCCTGCCTATTACGCCATCGCCCAGGAGCGTGTCCAGGCCCCTGAAGCCAAGCAGCTGACGCTGATCCATTAAAAAGCCCCCTTGCGGGGGCAGCGCTGCGGCGATGGCCAGGCTCAGCCAAGGATGCGATTGCAGGCAGCCGACAGGAGACGACAGCCCTCCTGGGCGTCAGCGTCACGCATTGCCTTGGCGCCATGCTCGGTGATGCGCCATGGCTCCGAGCCGGCCATAGGACCGATCAGGCCGGCTTCTTGCATCCGGCGCAGCATGTCGGCTCGGGTGTTGCTGGGCGGGCGCCCGGTGAGCTCGATGGCCTTCAGGACACGAAGGCGGGCGTAGGTAAGTTCAGCCATTGGATCAAAGCGACGGGAGGGTGCCGGGTAGGCCCCGGCGGGCCTTGGGCTCAGAGCCCATACTTCTCGGCGCAGATCGGGCCGATCCCGGCGGCGATGCTTGCCGGATCACTCAGCTCCCGGCCGCAGCAGGAGCAGCTGCCGGTCACCCGGCCATAGCGCACAGCGGCGCTCAGCGGGTCAGCAGCAGCGGCGCGAAGCACCTCGACTACATCAGCGGAGAGGCGCCGATCAGGGCCGGCAGGGGTGACCTTGCCCAGGTAGCGGGGCTGCCAGCCATAGTTGCCCTCTTCCACTTCGGTTTGGCTGGTCACCCACAGGGCGGCGCCATCGCGGGAGGGCTTGATGGTCACGCCATCGAAGCGGAGGCTCATGCGCTTGGCGCCTTTCGAGCGAGCAGCCTCGAAGCAGGCGAACAGGGGGGCGAACTCTTCGGAGGCAGCAGGAGCCGGTGCGGTGGCATCCACGGCCAGCTTGTGGGCCCAGGCCAGCTGGCGATCGGAGAGGGTGTCCCACTTGCGGGCCAGGTCACCGGCGAAGCTGCTGGAGAGGGTGCGCAGGGTGGCCAGCACTTCCTGATCGCTCAGGTTGCTCTCGAAGGTGATCTCACCGGCGGCCTTGGTGGAAACGCAGAAGGTGGTCATGACTGAGGTTCGGGTTGCGGGGTTGCAGGGCTTGGCCCTGTCTTCAAATACTACCACCCCTAGCTAGGGTGGTGCAATGGGTCAGTCGCGGTCGGTTTCGACCCACCATTCGGTGTCAGGGTCCAGGGCCTCGGCGACTTCCTCGGCGCTGGTCGGCATGGTCTCGAACCAATCCAGGTCGATCTCACAGCGGGCGCCAGTCACTGAATAGGTGGCGCAATCCTGAGGATCCCAGGCGCCGACCTCAACGAAGCCATCGGCCACGATGGTCACCATGCCATCGGTGACAGTCCAGCTGGAGACCTGAGCTTTTTCGAGAACAATAAAAGCCATGGCAGGCGGTGCGGTTTGGGTTGCAGGGCTTCCCCTGTCCCACAATCATACACCCCTAGCTAGCGCGTCACCACCCGGATCGGGCGGGTCGCCCAGCGCCAGCAGTTCGGTGAACGTGAAGGCCACATCGCCCGGCCCCCGCAGCGCCATCCCGGCATTCACTCGATCGCAGATCCCTTGGGCCGTGTCACCGCTCAGCGCCAGCACCCCCTCAGCCGTCACCGGCCCGGTGATCACCAGCAGGCCCTCCAGCAGGCCGATCACCTCCCGGTCCCCGTAGGACACGACCTCGCAGGTCACTTCCCGCTCGATCACTTCCTCGCCGCACAGGTCAATGTCATCGTCGTGATACCAGATCGTCACCATCAGGCCATCCCACATGGCCACGTCGCAGCCGAGGTATTCGCAGTCGATCAGATCCTTGAGAGCATCGCGGTTCACCAGTGGCCCCGTTGCCTCCAGCAGCACCGGCCGGGCCAGGCTGTAGCTCTTCGGGCAGTGCCGCACCAAGGGTGAATCGGCATCCGTCACCCGGGAGATCAGGACGGCATTCATGCTTCGTCAGGCCGGCAGACAGCCACGATCAGATCCTGGCCAGTCGGATCTTGCGTCAGGAAGGGGTTGCCGGCGCCCCAGCGGCCACGGCAGACGAAGAAAGCCTGCCCGCTGGCCTTGGCCCTGCAGTTGCCGGCATCAGCCAGCTGCGAAATCTGATCCTTGAGTGCTTCGGTCATCGGGTTGTGGTTAGGGGGTGAATCGAGCACGGCTCGCCGGCTTCCAGGCGCTGCGCCGTGTAGAAGGCCTGCTCCCGGCTCATGCTTGGCCCGACCAGGCGGCCATCGCAGAAGACCTCCCAGCGGTTGCGGCCGGCCTGAGACGGTGACACCTTGATGCGAGCCATCACTGAGCTAGCTCCTGGCATCACCCTAGGGCTTGTTCCAGGTGCTCGATCAAGCTGCCGGCCTGCAGCGCTGCAGCGAAGGTCAGCGCCCTCGGGCCAATCGGCCGCATTCCGCGCCACTCGTACACGCTGCAGCCGGGGCCTTCCTCGCTGGCGGGGTAAACCGCCTTCAGCAGCAGGCCATTGCCCATGCCATCAACCAGCAGCTCGCAATGGTTGTCGGCGACGGTGCGACCCTTGTTGATCGGGCCCAGGGGCGGCCCGCAGGCAATCCGGTTCATGGTTGTGGGTTTGGGGTGTGGCCACCTTAGCTAGTGATGGCAGGCGGTCAACGCAGTCGGCCCGGCGGGTCGTCCAGCAGGCCATCCGCCAGCAGTTGTTTGATCCACTCCCGAATGCAACCCTCGGCGGCCTTCTCGCTGTTCAGCACCCTTCGGGCCAGCCTGGCAATCTCCCTCTGCGCTTCCGCTCGACGCAAAGTGTCTGCCTCCATCGTCAGTGAAGTGCTGCCGCTCACTCGAAAGTCTGGCTGCGGTCAGAATGACTGCTACACGAAGTAGGGCGGGTAAGCCGTGACGCAATCGCCGCTGGGATCGGCCAACCTGACCGGTGATCCGTCCAGCGGTGGTAGCTCGCCTGTCTTCACGAAAGTCGGTGAGTATTCCGCCGAGCAGCTAGCCAAGCTGGAGCACCTGGCGCCCGTGTTCGATTGCGTGGCCCCGGAGCTGCGCCTGGCCGAAGCGGCGAAGCAGTACATCCCGAAAGAGCTCTACGAGTGCGACCCCAGCTACAAGAATCGCCTCTCTCGGGCCTTCACGTCCTGGAGCCCTTTCTACACTCACCTGCGCGACCTTGTAGTGGGCGCCGCGATCTCCAAGGAGATCCGCCTCGACACCGACGCTGAGCCTGAGTGGGCTGACTTCATCGAGAATTGCACCCTGGAAGGTGCCTCGATCAACAGCTTCACCAAGCTGATCCTGGCCAATGCCGTTGATTGCGGCTGGGCCGGCATCCTCGTGGACTACCCCGACGTGGATCCCGGCCTGTCCCTTGCCGATGAGCGCCGGATGGGCCTGAGGCCCTACTTCGTGCCGATCCGCTGCGATGAGGTGCTCGGGTATCGCTCCGAGGTTTCCACCGAACAGGTTGGTGGCCGGGTGCGTTACGGCCAGCGGATCACGCAGCTCAGGATTCGTGACTGGATCGAAGAGCCGGACCCTGACGATGAGTTCGTGTCGGTGCGCCGGCCATCGGTGCGGGTCTATGACCAACCGGAAGCTGGCGGGCCCTGCCGCTATCGCCTGTTCGTCTCCCGCGACACCAGGAAGGGCGCGGAGCGCGGCCCCACCAGCAGTTACGTGCTGGACAAGGAAGGCTTCCTCAGCGTCCCCTTCATCCCGTTCGTGCCCGTCTATGGCGGCCATCAGGTTGGCTTCATGAAGGCCAGACCCCTCCTGTATGACATTGCCCGTCAGAACATCAGCCACTGGCAGCTCAGTGCCGACCTGGCCCATCAGATGCACCTGACGGCCTGCCCGAAGTTCGTGATCTCCGGGGTGGCCGGGCAGATCGACATTGAAATGGGGCCTGACCGCAACCTCGTCTTCAGCGACCCTGGCGCCCGTGCCCAGTGGGTTGGCGCTCCGACCGATGGCCTGCAGTCGGTGATGAGCCGGATTCAGCAGATCGAAACTCAGATGCAGTCCCTGGCTGTGGTGAGCATGTCGATGCAGCGCTCAGGCGTCGAGTCGGCAATGTCCAAGCTGCTGGAGCGTGCCCAGAGCGATAGCCAGCTGGTTGTGATCGTCTCCAGCCTGGAAGACTCGCTGAACCGGGCGATGGAAATGGCAGCGGCCTACCGGGGCGTCGATGCGCCGACGCTGGTTGTCAGCAAGGACTTCAGCCCGCTGACGATCGAAGCGGCCCAGGTAACGGTCTACTCCAGCTTGGTGACCGCCGGCCTCCTGAGCCATCGCACCTTCCTGAATGTGATGCAGCAAGGCGAGGTATTCGAGGGCGTCACAATCGACGGTCAGCCCTGGACGGTGGATGCCGAGCTGGAGCAGCTCGACGAGTACCAAGCCGTGACCCCCCTCGATCAGCTGGAGGTGGCGCAGGGGAACCGAGAGCAGGATCTGGAGGTGGCGCAGGCCAACCGTGAGCAGGATCTAGCCCAGCAGCAGGAGCAGCAAGCTCAGGCGGCGGCGGCGCCCCCCGCTGACAAGGCGGCACCCTGATGGCGGCCGGCTTCGAGGCCACCTTGCTCAAATCGGCGATCAGCAATGCCGAGCTGGTCAACCGGCTGGGCGATCGTGCTGTAGCGGTCCTGGAAGATGCCGCCAAGGCGGTTGCCTCTCAGCTGCTCACCGCCCAGGGCCCGGCGACCGTCATGGCCCTGCAGGCGCAGCTGGCGAGCATCCGCGACACCTTCCGCGCCGCTGGCATCAAGACCTACGGCCAGTTCGTTGATGACCTGGCCTACCAGCTGAGCACCTTCGAGGGTCGAAGCGAAGCCGTCATCCGCTCCTTGGTTGACGATGCTGCAGACGCTGGCAGCAAGGCGCTGGCCACCGGTGGCGCCGGGCCGGCGGCGGGCGTCGCGCTCGGCGGCGTTGGAGCCGGGACCACTCCGGCAGTGGTGCTGCAGACCGTGGCCACGATGGGCCCCCTGGAGCTCACCGTGCTGGCCAGTCAGCAGGAGTATTCCCTGTCCCGAGAGTTCGCCCGGGCGTTCTTGACCCCGACCAATGGGGTGATCAGCCAGGAGATCGAGGCCCAGGCCGCGAAGCTGTCGGATCTGTTCGAGAAGCGGGTTCGTTCTGCGGTGGTGACCGGCCAGACCAATCGGGAGGTGGTGAAGCAGCTGATGGGTGAGGGGCGAGGCATCACCGGTGATGCAGCGATCCCCTTGCGCCATGCCCAGTCGCTGGTGCGCACCGGTGTTCAGCAGGTAGCCAATGCCACCAACTACGCCACGATCATGGCGAATGAGGTGGTGAAGAAGGTCGAGTTTGTGGCCACGCTGGACGGCCGAACCTCGGCGACCTGTCGGGCAATGTCCGGGCGGATCTTCGACAAGGGCAAGGCCCCCAACCCGCCGCTGCATTTCCGCTGCCGTTCGATCCTTGCCCCCTACACCCCCGGCGGCGATCAGGGCCACCGCAGCATGACGATGGGCGTTGTTCAGGATGACGGGTCGGTGAAGTACCTCCCGGCCTATGGCAATCGGGACGGGTTCACCGGTGCCCAGATGCGCCTGATCAAGCAGAACAACCAGGGTTATGCCGTTGACTACCGCGACTGGCTATCAGCTCAACCCAAGGCAGTTCAGGTTGACATTCTCGGAGAGAAGCGGCAGGCCATCTTCCAGAAGACCGGCAGCCTTGTCCTGTCGTCTGCACCATCGGAGCAGAAGGCGATCATGGCCGCCGGCTACAAGGATGGCCGGCCCCTGCCGCGTCGTGTCCGACCCCCCAGAACAACCTAGCTACAGTCGGTAGGTAGCTATTCCTGTCAACCATGTCTGACGATCAAGCAGCGGCGGCGCCGCAAGACCTTGATGCGGAGACTCTGAGGGCCGAACTGGAGAAGGCGAACCGCAAAGCGGCGGCCGCCGAAGAATCGGTGCGCAAGCTGGAGCAGAAGCGCACTGAAGCTCTCGACGAGGCGAAGCGCCTCAAGCGGGTGGCCAAGATGATCGAGGCCGCTGGCCTGGACCCCAACGATCCTGACTCTGAAGCTGCCCTGGCTGAGCGCCTGATCGCGCAGAAGTCTGACCCTGCTCCTGCTGTTGACCCGGCGCCTCCGGCGGGCGGCTCCACCGAAGACATCGCCGCCCGCGACGAGATCAAGCGGATGCGCAAGCAGCTCGAAGCGATGGAAGCCAAAGCGAAAAAGGCCGAGGAAGAAGCTGAGGCCGCCAAGAACCGCACGATCGCTGATCGCATCGAACGTGAGGTCACCGACGCCCTGCGCAAGGCCGGCTGCCGCCGCCCTGATCACCTTTACAAGCTGCAGAAGGATGGGCTGCGCTTGTCCGAAAACGGCGCGATCCTGGCCGGCCCTGACTGGGATCCGACAACCCTGACTGCCTTCATCGAAACGCTGAAGGAAGATGACGACTGGGCGATCTACTTCGAGGGCTCCGGCGCTACCGGCTCGGGCGCTGGTGTTCGCTCTGGCGGTGCAGCCGCTGGCGTGAGCAGCAAGAACCCCTTTGCTACCGGCACGGTGAATGCCACCGAGGCAGCCAAGCTCTATCAGGAGAACCCGCAGCGGGCCAAGACGCTGATGGCCGAAGCACAGGCGGCCGGGAAGCTCGACCCCACTCTCGGTCGTCACTTCGGGCGCTAGAGCCAGCTGTGAGCTAGCTACGCCGGTCGCTATCATCAGTTCAAGCGACCTGACTGAGCCCGGCGGGCGATGTCAACTGGGCGGCGCCCAAAGTTTTACTTTCCCCCGCAATCATCAAAGGTTTTTGTCATGTTGCTCGCAAATGTTCCATTTATTCCTGACCTCTTCCTCAGCTATCAGCAGGAGCTGAGCCAGGAGAAGTCTGCCTTTGTTCGTTCCGGCATCATTGCTCGTAACGCTGCCATCGAGGCTGAGTTCACCAAAGGCGGCCGCACCATCGCCCTGCCGCACTTCAACGATCTGACCGGTGACTCCGAGATCCTCTCGGATGTCATCCCCCTGACCACTGCCCAACTGGAAGGCAACGTCCAGCACGGCGTTCGCAACCTGCGCGGCCGCGCCTGGACTTCCTCTGACCTCGCCGCTGAGCTGGCCGGTGACGACCCCATGTTCGCCATCGCCCGCCGCACCGGCGAATACTGGGTGCGTGAGCAGCAGAAGGTGCTGATCAGCGTTCTCACGGGCATCTTCAACGGCCCTCTGGCCGCCACTCACACCGCCGGTGGCGCTGGCACCGTCCTGGACGCTGACGCCATGATCACTGGCATCGCCACCCTCGGCGACGCTGGTCAGGATCTGGGCGCCGTGGCAATGCACTCCGGTGCTTACTACCACCTGGCCAAGAAGGATCTGATCCAAATGCCTGCTGGCGTTTCTCAGATCGACACCCGTATCTCTGCCCAACGGGCTGAGTACGGCACCTATCTGGGTCGCCCGGTGATCGTGGATGACGGTCTGCCCTACAACGCCAAGACCTACGACATCTTCTTCTTCGCCCCTGGCGCTCTGGTGTATGCCGAGTGCCCCACCAAGACCCCGATCGAAACCGATCGTGACGTTCTGGTTGGCACTGAGGTGCTGGTGAACCGCAAGGAGTTCCTGCTCCACCCGGTTGGCCTGTCCTGGATTGGCGTTGCCGCTGGCAATGCTCCCACCAACGCGGAGTACGCCACCGCCGCCAACTGGGAGAAGGTGTTCCTGGACAACCGCAACGTCAAGATGGTCCGCCTGCAGGCCGACATCGCCTGATCGGTTCACGATCATTCGAGGGCCCTTCGGGGCCCTTTTTTTGTGTCAGACCAGCCTGGCTACGATGGTTCCGTTCAGCCAAGAAGTAATGGGGCTGCATTCATTCAACAAGGCACGAGCGCTAGCTGCTGAGCGTCTGGCTCAGGAGCAGGCTGCCGCCAAGCCACTGCCAGTCGAGATCGAAGAATTGCCGGAGGCAGCTCCGAAGCGGTCCTACAAGCGGAAGGCGCCGGTTGAAGCGCCGCAGCCGATCGAAGATGCAGCGGTAGACGAACCCATCGCCGAGTAGCGCCATGCCAGCTCAGTCGCCCCTGTTGGATGCCACTGTTGGTGGCCCCACCTCCAATAGCTACCTGGAGCGGGCGACGGCAGAGCAGATCCTGTCGCAGTACCCGCAATCCACTGGCATCGCGGCCTGGTTTGACCTGTCCGACGACCAGAAGGATCAGAGCCTGATTGCGGCCACGCTGACCCTTGATGGGTTGAGCTACGCCGGCTCGCAATGCAGCTGCGAGCAGCGGCTGTCCTGGCCACGACAGATCAGCCAGTGCTCCTGCGCGATCAGCAGCTGCACCAGCATCCCTTTCGATGTGCAGGCAGCCACGAGCCTGATGGCGGCCCACCTGGGGCCCACTGGCGGCAGCCTGTTCGATGTTGGCAGCGCCGGCTCAACCGGTGGCAGCGGGACCGGCCTTGATCAGTTCGAGCAGGTCACGCTCGGCCCGATCACCGTCCGCATGAAGCAGGACGCCACCTTCAACAGCAACGTCAACGGCGACACCCGGGACCAGATCCCCACGGTGGTTCTGTCAATGCTGAAGCCCTACCTCAAAGGTGGTGATTTCGGCGTCTACCAAGGCAGCAACACCCGGCAGAGCGCGGTCGCGCTGCTCCAGGGTTACGGCCGGTCGTCCTACAGCGGCACTATGCGGATCAGGCCCGGCAGTGTCTTGGTGCGATCTGATGTAGGCGCCGGCTGGGCATCGTGGCAGCAGGGAACCAGTCGAGGCGGCGGGGTCTGATGGCATTCGACCTTTCCAGCGTCGCCTATCTGGAGATCACCTCCCGGGACTACGCCGGCAAGCAGCTCAAGATCGTCAGCTCCGAGCGCGTCGACACCGGTGAGGGAGCTCTCAAGCCGCTCATGTCGCTGCCGACTGAGCTGCTGGGGATTCTGGGCACCCCGGCGGTGTTTCACATGGCCGGGCAGAACGCCTATGACCCGGCAACCGGCAAGGTCACGAGCGGGTCGAAGACGACCGTCTCGGCGATGATCTACGCCGAGGCCTACACCGCCCGGGAATGCGCCGACATCCCGAATGTGCTCCAGGGTGATGTGAAGGTCTATGCCCCGGGCCAGGCATGGGGCTATGAGACGACTGCCTTGCTGCAGATGCAGGTGCGGGAGATCCTCTGATGAGCCGTCGTCTCTCAGAGCTCTCTGGTGATCTGCGCAGCCGGATGGAGCGCAGCATCCAAGGGGCAGTGGCAGCCGCCCACGCTGACCTGATCAAGGGCTCACCGGTTGACGAGGGTCGCTTTCGGGCCAGCTGGGTTCACGCTCAGGCGCCGAATGGCCCGGCGGATACCAACGAAATGGTGCCCGAGTCGGATTCCGGCAGCTACCCGCAACCGCCGCCGATGAGCCCTGCAGCGGTTGACCCCCGGCAGAACCAGCGACTGATCAACAACCTGCCCTACGCGACCCGGCTTTGCTACGAGGGCTGGAGCAAGAAGGCGCCGCCGGATTGGTTCACCCGGATTGCAGATCGGTGGAACAAGGGTGCCTACCTTGACGAGGCCAGCCGGAGGCAAGCCCCATGAGCACCAACGCCTTCGCTGACTTCAATGCCATCCAGCGACAGCTCGAAACCGAGCTGATGGACTGGTGGCTGGGGTGGCCTGATCTGGCCACGGCCACGACCATCAAAGCGGGCGATGTCTACCGGGCGCCCATTGTCGACCCGGCAACCCTGAGCCAGGGCCATGGCCTGTTCCGGGCGTTGATTGATGGCCCCCTCGAAGTTCCAACCACTGATGCACCGGTGACCGGGTGGGAGTTCCTGACCTGGGAGATACCAATTCTGTATGAAAACACGATGAGCATTGATGCAGCTCTAGCTAAGCTGCATCCAGCCGGGGCAGTCCGCCTTCAGGTCAGTTGGGGTTCCTCTCGCAACCGTTCCATGTCTGGTCGCTATGGCAGGGAGCGCGAAGTGGAAGGGACGCTGACCACCTGGGTTTACACCCCGTTCAACCAAGGGACTGTGAAGGCGCTCAAGGCTGCGGCGTGGCTGCGAGAGTTCTTCCTGAAGCGGGACCGGGGCTGGATCGACTCCTGCGGGAGCCAGGTCAGTATCCGCAACCCCGATGGCCCGCGATCAGTCCAGCCGGCGGGTGGGTCTGAGTTTTACACCCATGTGGTGACAAGTTCTCTAATCACACTCGAAACCGTTGGAGGGTTTTGACCAATGCCTATCGCTTGCAGTCAGTCTGTCTTGACTGGCCAAGAAGGTGCCATCTATTTCCAGCCTGCTGGCACACAATTCTGCCTGCGGGACTTCGCCGATTTCCCTGTTGGCGACTCGATCAGTGTTCCCACTGATCACGACTACGCCCTGGGCGATCCTGTGGTGTTCGCAGAGGAAGGCAGCGCTGTTATCGACAGCGCCCTCAGTGCCGGCGTGACCTATGTGATCGTGGCCAAGACCCCGAACACAATCACGGTTGCCGCTGAAGGTGACGCCACCTACACCCCCATCACCCTGAACGGTGACGGCGGGACGGGCACGGCTGACACCCCTGGCGCCAAGAACCACATCAAGATCGACTTCGCCGAGTTCGCCACGGTCTGTCAGGTCAAGATGTTCAGCCTGGAGCTGAGCCGCGAAGAGCTGGACACGACCACGCTGCCTTGCGGCCTTGGCACCGGATCTGGCAAGTACGCCCAGTTCCGTCGCACCCAAGCCGGCTATGCCTCTGGCAGCGGCAGCATGTCTGTGCTGTTCACCGACGACCAGACCAGCATGGCTAACCGCCTGCTGGCCAACGTGATGCTGCGCAATCAGGCTGGCGCTGAGGTGAAGCTGTACGTGAGCCATGTAGCCAACGCTGCTGGCACTGCTCCTGATGACTCGAAGAGCCTGTATCTCCAGGCGCCTATCAGCATCACCAGCATGTCGCTGAGCGTGAGCCCGGATGACGCCACCACGGCTGAGCTGAACTACAGCGTGAACGGTCAGCCCAGCAGCCTGTTTGGCATTGACCTCTGAGCAAGCCAGCTAGCTTTGTCAGCCCCTCCCCGGAGGGGCTTTTTTATGCGATCAGAATGAGCTAGGCGTTACCAACCAACCATGTCCGACGCAGCACGCGATCACGAGCTCCATGCAGCCTGGGAACGGCTGAAAGCTGAAGCCACTTCCACTTCCAAGAAGTTCCGCGATTTCCTGAACTTCCGGGACTTTGCCCGCGACATGCCGGCTGGCGGCAGTATCGAGCTGATCGACCCGACAGAGGGGTTCAAGACCTCCAATGTGCGGATCGTGGCGCCTGGCGGCGAGCCGATCACCCCTGAGGTGCCGGTGGTGGACCCTGAGGCCCCTGAGGGCCTGCCCGAGGAAATGCCCACCGTGGACCCGCAGGCCCCTGAGGCCCCTGAAGTGCTGCCCGGCGTGGACCCTGCGGCCCCTGTGGACCCTGAGGCCCCTGAGGGCCTGCCCGAGGAAATGCCGACTGTGGATCCGGCTGCTCCTGAAGGTCTGCCCGAGGAAATGCCGACTGTGGACCCTGCGGCCCCTGTGGACCCTGAGGCCCCTGTGACCCCTGAAGTGCTCCCCGGCGAAGCCCCTGAGGCCCCTGTGGACCCTGTGGACCCTGAAGCTCCAGTCGCGCCCGAGGGCAACCCCGAAGAGATCCCCACTGTTGACCCGGTTGCACCCGAGGGCAACCCTGAAGAGATCCCCACCGTGGACCCGGTTGCACCTGAGGGCAACCCCGAAGAAATGCCGACTGTGGACCCTGTGGACCCTGAGGCCCCTGTGGACCCTGCGACCCCTGAGGTGCTGCCCGGCGAGGAAGTGGTCACCCCTGACCAGTCGCTGCCCGATGGCCTGACCCCGCTGGAGGCCCCGATTGCTGACCCTGAGGCCCCTGCGGACCCTGCCGCCGAGCCGGCTGCTGATCTCGCTGCTGAAGCTGTCATTGATCCTGCTGCTGAGCCTGTGGCTGACGTTGCTGCAGACCCTGCTGCTGATCCTGCTGCTGAGCCGGTTGCCGATCCTGCTGCTGACCCTGTGGCTGAGCCTGCTGCTGACCCTGCTGCTGATGCAGTAGATCCCGCCGTCTGATCCGTCTCGACACGTCCCGGGGCCGCTCATCGCGGCCCTTTCTTGTCAGTACCACCTAGCTAGAATCCGGTCGTAGCTAGAACCCAACCGTAATGCGGGCCATTGATCTGCTGACCAGCAGCGTCGACATGAAGATGCGCGAAAAGTGCATCGAGCTGCCCAACGGCAAGAACTTCTCTTTCTGGATGCGCCCCCTCACTCTCGGCGAACGGTCGAAGGCCCAGAAGCAAACCGCCGGTGATGACACCAACGCATTCGCCCTGACCCTCCTGGTCAACAAGGCCTACGACGAAAACGGCAGCCGCATGTTCGCCCCCGGCGACCTCGCCCAGCTCAAGAACGACATCCCTGCCTCGCTGGCCGAGAAGATCTTGGTGCGCATCCTCGAAGATGATGCAGCCGGGGAGGTAGACGAAGCGGACAAGCGCGACATCAAAAGCACTGGAAAATCAGCTGGAAGCTGACGGATTCCTTGTCCTGCAGTTCATGGTTGCCGAGAAGCTCGGCCTCACCGTCGCCGAGCTCAGGGATCGGATGACGCCAGTGGAGTTGCTGGGCTGGCAGGCGTTCTTCAGCGTTAGGGCCAAGCACGAAGAGGAAGCTCGACAGAAACAGAAGGCGCAGATGCGTCGTCGATAGACTTCAGGGGGCGATGGTTGCCCCCTTTTTTGTCGCTGGGGTTGGCGTGGCAGAGGCTTACAGCGTTTCTCTAGATCTGCAGGTCGGGCAGCTGTTTCAGCGTCTCGACCAGCTAGAGCGACGGCTGAGCGGCGTTGGCCAGGCTGCTGCCGGCACTCAATCGGTGATGGATCGCTTCCAGCGGTCGGCCACATCCCTCGGGGCCTTGGATGCTGCCGGCGGGCGGATGCAGCGCACCCTCGACCTGATGGCGGGATCGGCGAAGAACACCAACGAGGGGATGCGGCGCCTGGAGAGGCAGCTGCAGGCCATCGTCGACAAGACCGATCGCAACAGTCATGCCTATGCGGTAGCTAGTGCGAACCTCGACCGCTACCGGCAGTCGCTGCGCGGCGCGGAAGCCGAGACCAACCGTTTCGCCAGCGCAGCCGGCGGCCTCCAGAGCGTCATGGCAGCGGTCGGCGCTGCGGCGCTCGTCAATAGCTTCAAGCAGGCCGGTGTCGAAGCGGCCATGGCAGAGCGCAAGCTGGGCTTCCTGACCACCGAATACGGGGAGCAGGCCAAAGCGCAGGAGGCGGTGCTGCGCGTCCAGAAGGCACTCAGCATCAGCAACACCGAGGCCAAGCAGGGAATCTCAAACCTCTATGCCGCGCTCCGGCCGACAGGCATCGCCCTGAAGGACATCGAGGGCGCCTTCCTGGGCTACGCCAAGGCGGCCAGGCGCACCGGCCAGAGCAATGCGGAGATCAGCTCCGGGATGCTCCAGCTCAAGCAGGCCCTCGGCTCCGGCGTCCTGCAGGGCGATGAACTGCGCTCCATCCGGGAGAACGCACCGGCGGTCGCTCAGGCCATCGCTGCAGTGATGGGCACCACCGTGGGCGGCCTGAAGAAGCTGGGTGAGCAGGGGGCGATCACCAGCAAGGTCGTGCTGGATGCCCTGAATGGCCTGGCGAATAGCACCATCCCGCCGATCACTGCGGTCGACCGGTTGAATGCAGCCTGGACTGACTTTCAGGCAGAGATTGCGGGCAGCCTGGGGCCGCTGACCTCGGGCATCATCGCCTTTGGGGCTTCGATCCTGGAGGGCTTCCAGAAGCTGCCTGGGCCAATCAAGGATCTGATCACTGCCATGGGCGCCTTGGCACTGGCGGCGATCGGCGTGGCCGGCGCCATCGCTGCCATTGGCGTGGCGGCGCCAGCTGTTACGGCCGGCCTGGCATCCATGGGCGTTGTGGTGGGGGCCAATGCAGGCCTGTTCGGCACGCTGGCGGCAGCGGCCACGGCGGCGTGGGGAGCGATCACTGCGCCGGTCACCCTGGCGGTGCTGGGCATCGCCCTGCTGACGAAAGCGGCCTACGACCTCAATGAGCCCTTCCGCTGGTGGGTGGACAACCTCGGCCCGGCGCTGGGCATGGTCTGGAACGACCTCAGCTATGCCGCCAAGGGATTCGGCGAACTGCTGACTGGCATCGGCACAGACATCAAGACGAGCTGGGAGAGCGCGACGGGTTGGTTTGATTCGATCGGCCAGGGCTTCGGTGAAGCA